TGTGCGTGTTGCAGGAGAGATCGATGAAACTGAGACTGTACCGCACAGAGCGGGAAACCGTGAGCGGCAAGATCGTGCTCACCAATGACGAGGTCAAGCACATCTTCGGCAAGGTACCCAGCCGAAATCAAAAGACCATCAGCAACCACTTCCGCGTGCACATGGGGGTGGTGGAGCAGCGCAAGCTACTCACGGTGCGGCACGCGGAAGTGCCCGAGGACACCAGCCGCCTAGTGGCACCCTGGCTGCGCCCCTATGGCAAGGTGGCCTGGTTCATCACGCCCACGCAGGAGGTGGTGAACAAGCTGAGCATGCAGGCATACGGCAAGGCGCAGGGCACGGAGCGGGATGCGTTCGTGGACCTCAAGCTCATCCACATGAACGTGGCTGGCTTGATCCGGGTTCCGGTGAAGCTGCTGGACACCGATGCGCCGGAGCCGGTGGAGGAGCTCACCCCGGAACAGCAGGCCTACCAGGCGCTCAACTTGGTGAACGAGTTCATCGCAGCCAATCCGGGCCGGTTCCTGCTCAGCGTAAACAACAACCAGGCCAGCATCTGGACCCGGCCTCAGGCCTGATCCTCGGGCGGCGCAAATCGCTGCTTGAACAATGCGAGCTGGTGTTCATTCTCGAACATCGCTCGCACAATCACCTGGCGCCCATTGTCCACAAAGCTGAGGGCGTAGGTGTCTCTGGGGAAGTTCATGAAGCACCAATCCTTGACGTTCTTCATGACCCGGTGAGCATCGAGGGCACCCCAGCGATTGTACACCATGGGCAGCACAGTCATGCGGGTGAACTTTTCGTTGCTTTCCATTTGATCTCCTTGGTTGCCTAGTATATAGCCGAGCAACCAAGTCAAAAAGAAACCCGGCTTGCGCCGGGTTTCCGTTTCCCGCGAGGGAGTCAGTTCTTAGAGGAACTTCAGCTTGCTGGTGTCGATGCCGACCAGACCGAGGTAGTCTGCAGCGTTACCCAGCGACGATGCGCTGTTGGTGAGCTCCAGGTAACCGTAGCGGGTCATGAAGCTCACGACGGGCTCGAAGGTCTGGGGGTCGATGACCACGCCGCTGGAGGTCAGCGGAACGTAGGGGCAGTAGTAGGCAGCGGCGTCAATCTCGCCCTGGCCCTTGTAACCAACCAGGACCGGGGTGTTGTCCGGTGCGTAGGTGTCCACGTACACGCGGAGGCTGTTGTTGAGGGTACCAACGTACTTGGTGTTGGTGGGAGCCTCGAACACGCCCTCGGTGGTGCGTGCGAACGCGCTGGTGGTTGCGCTCTGCAGGATGGTGAGAGCGGTGGGGCTCACGACGATCCAGTTAGCAGCGCCACGACGGGTGCGTGTTGCGATGAGGTTGGCCTGACGGTTGATGAGAACGCTGAGGGCAGCATGCTCGTCGCCGACGAAGGTAGCAGTACCAGAGACGTTGCTCTGATCGTAGATGGCGGTGGGGGTGCCCGGCAGACGACGCAGCGAGGTCAGGATCTCCTGATCGATTTCTGCGGTGATCTCCTGAGCGAGAGCAGCCATTACCTCTGCCTCGATGTCGATGCCCTGCTGAGCCTGTGCATCCTGCGATGCCTCAAAGGTCCAACGTGCGCTCAGACGGCGGGTACGAACCTGCACGGTCTCCTTGAGCACCTGGATGCTCATGCGGTTACCAGGACGGCCTTCCAGCTGGCTGGTGGGAGCAGCGCCCGGCATTGCGGGGTTCTCGTTGCCCGAGTAGTGCTTGGCAATCTCGAACGGGCTGAGAGCCTCGGTACCAGCAGTCACGCCAGCAGCACCACCAACGGTGTCAGCGTAGCGAACGCGCAGGGTGTGGATCTGAGCAACCGGGCCCGAGATCGGCTGCACGCCGATGATCTCGTTGGCAATAACGGTCGGCATGACGCGGCGGATAACCGGCAGGATGACCTTATTGAGGGTTGCGATGTTACCCGAGCCAGTTGCGCCGGCGGTGGCCGACTCTAGCAGGGGGCTGCGCTTCATGAGATCGTTCTTGGTGTTCTCCAGAACGGTTTCCATGATCTTACGCTTGTTCGGGTTGGGGCTGCCGTCCATGTTAACGGTCAGGTCCTTGCCCTCACACAGAGCGCCCTTAGTGGCGTTCCAGTTGCTTTCAAAAAGCTTAGACATTGGGTTCACTCCTTGATTACTTTTCAAGTCCGGCCAGACGACGGAGCTCAACAATCTCAGCCTGCTGAGATTGAGCCTCTTCCGCGCGGGCAGATTCAGCCAGTCGATTTGGTGTACGATTGCCGGTTAGGGCCACCGTGCGCTTTTCAGTGACGGGCGCCTCAGCGAGAACGCGACGTCCCTGGATGGAACTGCCCTTTGCAGCCTCGGAGAGGACTGTTGGCAGGTACTTCTGGAAGCTCTCCTTGAGGTGCGAAGTCTTGACGGACTCCAGGAGGTCTCCCATTACTTTCCTCGTATCCTTGTTCAGGGGAGCGAGGAGCTCGTTGAGCGTCTTTGCGCGAGCAGCGCGCTCATCCGAAATCTTTGCGCGGCGCTCAGCAGCTTCAGTGAGCTTCTGTGCAGCCTGTGCCTGGACCTTGCTCTCTGCGAGCATCTCCTGGGCCTCATCCAGCTGTGCCATCAGCTTCTTGACCTTGGTACCCTCGGAGAGGTAGCTGGTCATGAACTCTGTGCTGAAAGCTTCGAAGAGACGGCGGCCAAACATGTTCTCCTTGGCTGCGCGGATGTCTTCCTTGAGCTGGCTCATTTCCTTGCGGAGGTGGGTTTCGACCGTGCTCTCTACCAGCTTGCTTGCGCGGGCAACAAAAGCCTTGCGGGTCTCATCCAACTTCTGCTTGTTCTCGGACAGCAAACGAACCTTGGCCTCGACGAGATTGTTCTTGTCGATTTCGAGCTCGCTGATCTCCTTGGTGAGGGTCTCGACTACGAAAGCCTCAAGCTTGTTGATGCGTGCGGCCGTCTGACTATTTAGGTCAACTCGGTGTTCACGCAGTGTTTTTGCGCTCTGGCGGGTCTGTTCTGCCAATGCGGTCTTCTGTGCAGCAACTTCAGCGATGTTCTCGTTGAGCTTGGTGAGCACAAAGTTCTGGAGAGTGCCGATGCTCTCCTTGATTGCGGCGTCATAACGTGCCTTCTGCTCGGTGATCTCATTCGCCAACTTGACGCGCTGAGCCTGCATTGCACGATGATCTTCGGAGATACCTGCCAGTTCCGACTTGAGAGTCTCAAGTACGAAGGTCTGCAGGGCCTCCACGTTCTTAGCGAACTGAGCCTTGTACTGGGCACGGTTCTCTTTGATTGCCTGGGTGAGCTTGCTGCGCTCTTCCTTGAGGGCCTTGGTGGCCTCAAAGGTGTGAGCAGCCTGCTCCTTGACCGTATCAGTGAGCATACGGTCCATAGCTTCAACCAGTTCAGCCTTGTCAGCTGCGAAGCGGTTGGCATACTCGCCGCGCACTTCGGCTTCCACCGACTCACGCACCGAAGCCTTGGCCTCTTCTAGCTTTGCATTCCAGGCCTCGAGGAGAGCCGACTTGGTCTCCTCATTGAGAACTGCGCTCTCCAGAAGCTCTTTCAATCCCTTTTCCATGGACCACTCCTTTTAGGCTTTGAGATTATTGATCCAGTCCAGGAGTTCCTCGTTGAGGTACTGCTGAGCCTTGGGATCGTGCCTAACGGCTTCTGCGAGATCTTCGATTACTGGGCCGCGACGGTTGCGGTTGAAAGCTTCGTACACAGCGCGAGGATAAGCCTCTGGTGCGCTGGGACGGGCAACAACATCCACTGTTACGATCTCGAAATCAGAGACCTCTCCGTTATGAGTGACGTTACCAGAACCACGGCTTGAAACTCCAAGCTTCACGCCGCTTTCCAGCAAAGTCCTCACGATGTTGCCCATTGGAGTAGGCAACACCTTTAATTTACCAATCCCGTTGGCGCCGTCCATGTACATCTCGGTGATCATGTGCGAGACACGATCGAGATTGATGTTCAGTTCCTCTGGATGATCTGCCTCGCCGAGGATGCTTTCTCCACGGCGGAGGCACTCATTCAACTGTTCCACAGCACTGCGGATTTCGTTGACGGGGTAGACTCGCTGGTTATGGTTCTTGGTTCCCCCCTGAATGAAGATGCCCCTCATGTAGAGGTCCTTCGGCTTGCCGGCTTCGTTTGTGCCGCCACCCTCGACAAGGATCTTGGCCTGGTCGAAGGTCGCTGTTTCAGTGAGAATCAATGCCATACCGGGTTACTTCCTCTTGAGGTCGCTACCACGGAGGTCGGCTGCGCCGGCACCAATGGGGCTCTTCGGGCTGTCGCTACCGAAACCGTCCTTCTTGTTCAGCATGGCGGACTTGTCGCCTTCCTTGCTGACGCCAGTGAGGTCGGCCTTGGCATTCTTGACCTGGTTCTTGAGCAGGCCCTGAGTCTTCACGCCCGGAGCGGTCTCACGCTCGTAGCCCTTGTGCTCCTTGGCCTTGATCTCGACAGGCTTGCCACCAACGCGATCCGGACCCTTCTTCTGAGGGATCGGGCTCTTGTCGTTGACACTGACGGCCTTGCCGTCGCTGCCGATTTCCTTGCCGCCGTTGAGCTTGGGGTCTGCTACTGGCTCGAGCTCGAAGCTCTCCTCGAGATCAACGAAGTCGTCGTCCTCGAAAACAGTCTCTTCGCCCTCTTCCAGCTTGTCCTCGTCTTCGTCCTTGTCGGACTCTTCGAGCTTGTCCTCGTCCTCAGACTCCTCGCTCTCGAAGGCCATGCCCTCTTCTGCGGGAACCTCAGCACCGAACTCGTCAGCGGGAGCTTCAGCAGCGCCGTCCATGCCAGCGTCGGCCGGAGCCTCGCCACCCATGAGCTCGGCAAACTGTGCCTTGAGAGCAGCCAGAGTTGCTTCGAGATCCTCGACGCGGTCCTCTACGGGAACTTCCTCAGCCTCAGGAGCACCGAACTCGGCACCGCCCTCAGCGTCAGCGTCTGCATCACCCTCAGCGCCAACCTCGGCGTCTGCGTCCTCTTCGCCACCTTCAGCGGATTCATCGTCAAGGTCGCCCTCGCCGAAATACTCTTCGCTTTCGATGTCGCTCTTGTCGTCTTCAATGTCCTGGAGACGCTCGTCCTCGAGTACTTCATCATCCTCCTGCATGAGGCTCTCGTGAATGTCCTTGGAGACATTTACGAACCAGTTATGCAGCAGCTTGGAGGCCTCTTCGCGCTCCTCGTTGATGAGCAAATCGAGTACCTGATTGAGATCTACCTTGTTCATGTAATTCTCCTTCCTCGAATGCTGAACATTGCAGTGTCCTTGCTTTGTTCACGCTATATTTAACCCTGAGTGCAAAAAGACTGGCCGTATGCATCAAAAAGTGCGTTTTTGGCTTCTTGACTGGTTGATACGGCGTGTTAGAGTGGTTGCTTGGTAGGGAGATCGAGATGGGCCTTGAAATCACCAGCATCCCACAGGGGGTGCGAGCCGTGGAGATCGATGGTCACGGCATGACGGAGTTGCTGGGGCTCATGGCAGCCAGCGAACCCCGCGACATCACCATGCTGGCCGCAGTGCGCTACATGTTCCACAAGCGGCTCTGGGATAACCAGCAGCCTCTGGCCAAGGAAGTGCTCAACCGCTCATACGGCCCGTTGGGGGAGAATCCCTCCATGAGCGCCGAGGAGTACCGGGACCTCACTGGCGTGGCCATCCTCACCGACTATGGCTACGAGATGCCCGCGTTCGAGGCCTATGTGCCGCCGCCTCGGGTGGAGCGAGACTTCAAACCCAAGGGCAAGGTCAAGCGCCAGGCAGTGGAGCGGCATGACACTCGCGACGGTGTGCATCACGTCACGGATCTCACCGAGGGCGAGAGTGGATCGCGCACTTTCAAGAGCCTCGCGGATCACGACGTGGACACCACGGGAGCCAGCGACAGGCTCAAGAAAGTAATTGGAATTCAGCGGGGAGATTAATTATCATGGAGGTATGAATCTAGAAGCATACCTCGTCGGACTGCCCATCGAGATCCGACCCGCCCCGCTCC